AATGAGCAACCTTTGGGAGAAACTAATCATTAAAATTGAGAGGGTATGTTAATACAAGAGCAACACATTGACAATAGAACCGGGCAGGTTTATTTCAGAAATATATTCACAGTTGAAACATGCAATCAACTATCTTATGAGGATTATGACAGGCTTAGAACATTACTTGAGTTCGCATGTCAGAGTGCATCAACAGGTAAAATGATTGAGATTAAGTACTTATTAGGAATTGATAAATGGACAAATGTATGACATTAGATGAGATAATAATCCAAAGATATGCCAACATGCGTACTATTGACTTAGCTAATGAGCTTGGTGTTAAGTACTGCACTGTGGCCAACAAAGCATACAGAATGGGATTAAAGAAATCAAAGGAGTATCTTGCATCTGAATTATCAGGGAGAAGAAACTTACTTGAGAAAGGGATGGCAACAAGGTTTAAAAAAGGACATGCAACACACAACAAAGGAGCTAAGATGCCTAAGCATGTGTATGAGAAAGCTAAGGCAACCATGTTCAAAAAAGGTAACAAGCCATCAAATACACAACCGGTTGGAACTATCAATTTTAGAACTGACTCAGCGGGTAGAACTTATGCATACATCAAGATTAAAGATAGTGATTGGAGGTTGATGCATAGAGTGGTGTGGGAGGAGCATCATGGACCAATACCTCGTGGTATGGTTGTGAGGTTCAAAGATGGTAACACAATGCATTGGGATATTAATAACCTTGAGTTGATTGGTCAGTGTCAAAACATGGAGCTGAACACCATACAAAGGTATCCTAATGAAGTTAGGCAAGTAATAAAGTTAAACAATAAATTAAAAAGAAAAATCAATGGCAAGAAACAAAATCAATGATCTTAGAGATCACTTATTCTCAGCATTAGAGAGATTGGATAATGATGAGCTCACAATGGAGGAGCTTAATAAGGAAATTGAAAAGGCACAGGCAGTGGCAACAATTGGATCTGTTATAATCCAGAGTGCAAAGATTGAGGTTGATTACATCAAGGCAACAGGCATGATTGAGTCAAGCTCTGAACTATTCAAAGGTATTAACGAACAAAAGAGGTTATCATGAAAACAGCATTACAGCAAGCATTTGCAAGATTAGAGGAGTTACATCCATCACTATTTGACATACACACTGAGAAGGGCAGAACATTTGTCAATGAGTTTAGTAATTTTTTAGAGGTGGAGAGGGAGCAGATAATTTTATCTCACATCAATGGACAATCTGAATTTGACAGCGGAAAATATAGAGATTATAATAAAGAATTAGCAAATGCATATTATAATTTAACCTTTAAATCAGAATAGAATGAAAACAGCAGTAGAATGGTTACAACAAGAAGTTATATTACAAACTAATTTACCATTAAATTTAGAAAATGTATTGATATTTAATAAGTTAATTGAACAAGCCAATAAAATGTTTGAAGAGCAGATAATGGATGCTTATAATCAAGGGAGCAATGATTATGGTTCTCAATGTTATCAACCAGAACAATACTACAACGAAACCTTTAAATCAGAATAGAATGAGAACAGCAGTAGAATGGTTGGAAAAAAAGATTAAAGAATTTAATACCGTAATTACAAAGGAGTATTTATTAATTCTTATTGAACAAGCAAAAGAAATAGAGAAAGAGCAGATAATGGAGGCTTGGTTTGATGGCACTACAAATTGGGATAGTGAATCATCAAGCGAACAATACTACAACGAAACCTTTAAATCAGAATAGAATGAAAAACGGAAAAGAACCAATTTATCCAGACCCAATGAGAGGTGCTGAACAAAGTTTTACAAATCAAACACCGCATGATTTACCAATAGGCTTAACCAAAAGAGAGTACTTTGCAATACACATACTTTCGGGAATGAATGCTAATGGTATGACTACACAAGAAGGAGTTCAACCACCATATTGTATGCTTATTGAAGAACGTGTAAAATATGCAGTTGAACAAGCAGATGCTTTACTTGCAGAATTAGAAAAAAATCAGTAATCAATAAAATCAAATAGAAATGGAATTAATAATGATTAATTTAGGCAGAAACAACGTTAATAAAACAGTTGTTGTAAAAAATGAAAAAGCAATGTGGCAAGAACTTTCTAAACACATAATGAGTAGAGGAATTGAACTCTCTGAAACCGATGAACCTAATAAATACGATGTATTTGTAGGTATGTTTAGATGTGTTGGACAAGTAATTATTAAAGAATAACCTTTAAATCAGAATAATATGAAAACAGCAGTAGAATTGTTAATTGAGCAATTACCTTTAATTCAACAAGAAGGATTAAGATTTATTATTGAAGAAGCCAAAGAAATGTTTGAAGAGCAGATTAATAATGCACATTATGAAGGTAGTGAAAATTATAGAAGACAATACTACAATGAAACTTTTAATTCAGAACAATGCAAATAACAAACCCAACCCGTTTAGTCTTAGCATGGAAAGCTATGGAATACACATTAAAATTTAATTGATATGACAGCAAAACAAATTAGATGGTCACGAATAATTAAGCACTCAATACAGTATTTTTTTACACTGAATAAAATATACAAATATGAGATTGAGCATTATTATTACATGGTAAAATTTAAAGCAAATAAATATGAAAAAATACAGAGTATGGCTTGAAGATGCCATGGAGGAAGAGTTGGGATTTTGGTGGTATTGCTACCTTGACAACAATGGATGCCTGCAAGATTACAACTATCCAGATGATATGCCGGATACATTAGAATGGTTTATTGAAAATGGTTATAAAATAGAGGAGGTGACCAATGGTTGAAGAAGCTAAAATGGCACTGTTACTTTTCACAGTGGGGATAATATTAATACTTATAGGATTATGCAAGAAATCTTAAAATACATTGAGGATAACAACCTCAAAGCGAGACACAGATACAGAAAATACAGTTACAAAAGATTTTACTTGTACAACATGCTAAGGAATGAGGGATTCACTCTTTATGACATAGCAGCCATGTTCAATAGGGATCATGCATCTGTAATTTATGGCATCAAAACACACAAAGATTTGATTTCAGTTAAGGACAAGCTCTACTTGGATCACATTGATGAGTTGATTATGATGTTTGAGTCAACACCTAAGTCATACAGTTTAGTAACAGATGTTATCAACTGTTATAGTTTAGAGAGATTGAAGAAAATTAAGTTCAGAATTAAAAACAACATGTATAAAGACATATCTTTGTAGTCATACTGTTTGATTTTATTTATTGAAAAGACCCTCTTTGCACTGCATGGAGGGTTTTTTTGTAGGTGTAAACCACTGTAAACAGTTTACAGTTAAAGTGTAAACCAAAATAGCTGTAATTAACTGAAAATCAAACTAATAATACCTATTTTACTGTAAAGTTTACAGTTTTTAGGTTATCAGTTTTTATTTTTACTCAGCAGAAAAAAAATAATTTTTCAAAAAAGTGTAAAGTTTACAGTTGAAACGCTCTGAAACCCCCGTCATTACTGAAAAAATAACCTAAAAAGGTTTACAGTAAAAGTTTACAGTAGTTTACAGTAGTTTACAGTTAATAAGTTTGTTAATAATGTTTATAAAAGTGGTGTTTAGTACATGAAATTATGTTTAATTTTGTTCAAGGGGTTGTCGGAGGCATCCACTTAAAAGGTTCACTGTTCCTTTCCCCCTACTTTTTTTTTATAACAGTGGATTAAAAACAGTAATATGATTACAAAAGACTATTTAAAAAAGTTAGCTGGCTTGGGTTATAGCATAATCCCATGTGAGGCTACAAAAAAACCTGAGCAGGAAAAATGGACAACATTACCATGTAAGACTGCAGATGAGATTGACAGAATGAATGCACCTCTTTATGGGTGCAGAGCAGGGTTCAATGACATTGAATGTATTGATGTTGATCTTAAGGTGCTCCCATCCCTTCCAGATAGACAGAAATGGTGGGATGAGTACATCTCTTTTTTATCAGATAATATTTCAGATTTCTTTGAAAAGGTAGTCATTGCCAAAACAATGAAGGATGGATACCACATTATCTATAAATGTACAGCTCAAAAAGGTAATACGAAAATAGCTAAGCTCAAAGGAATGAGAGAGGCCATCATTGAGTCAAGAGGCAAAGGTGGTCAGTTTATTCTGTATGGTAATTTCTTTGGTAAGAATGAGTATCATGACATCAAGTACATTACAGAGGAGGAGCGTGAAATTATTTGGTCCATATCAAGGACATACAATTATGTTGAGGAGGTTAAATTAGATAAGCCAACAGTAAAGCAATACAAGGTTAATGAGGATGAGTTGAGTCCATGGGATGATTACAATGCTCAAGTCAATACAATGGATCTTATTTCAGATGAGTTCACCATTGTGCGTAACACCTCAAACAATTACATTATACGTAGGCATGGAGCAACATCACCACATTCTGGTTATGTCTATAAAGATAGTGGATGCATGTACTTATTTAGCACAGGAACACAGTATCCTGCAGAGAAGTTGTTGAGTCCATTTGCAATATACGCTCATAAGTTTCATTTTGGTGATTTCAAAGATGCTGCAAATGATTTATATCAAAAAGGATTTGGAACCAGGAGAGTTCCAAAAATAGAGATAGAGGATAAGCCTAATGTTGACCTTGATAAACTGACATTTCCTCTTGATATATTTCCTGAGAATATTCAACTGTACATCCTTGAGAGTGCCAAAACATTAGGCCTGTCAATTGACTACATGGGATGTTCATTCATATGGTTGTTGTCAGTGATAGTTGGTAACTCATTAAAGCTCGAAGTAAAAACAGGATGGATTGAGAATGCAAATGTGTGGATCTCATTAGTAGGTAAGGCAGGTATTGGTAAGACACCAAGCATCAACCAAATGATTAGGCCTCTTGAGGTTATAAATAACACACATATTAGAAGGTACATCAAGGAGTATGCTAAGTGGGTTGAGTATGAGAAAAAAGATAAAAAAGAGAGAGAGCATTCAGAGGAGGTGCGTAAACCTAAAAAGACTCAATTCATAGTTAATGACATTACTCTTGAGGCATTAGTTGATTTGCATGAAGAAAATAAAAATGCTGTGGGTGTGTTCAAAGATGAGCTGGCAGGTTGGTTTAAAGACATGAATAAATACAGGGCAGGGTCTGACCTTGAATTTTGGTTATCATGTTGGAGTGGTAAGGCTGTGAGTATGAATAGAAAAACAGCCAAGAGTTCATTTGTTGACAAACCACATATCCCTGTTTTGGGTGGCATACAGCCAAGTATTTTTGATCAGTTTAATACAGAAGAAAACAAAGAGAATGGATTTACAGATAGGATGTTGATTTCATTTCCGGATTTGTACGTTGACAAATACAGTGATAATGAATTGGATGATAGAATTGTACTGTGGTATGATGAGTATATTGTTAAATTCTTTGACAAAGTAAAAAGAGAGTGGGTTAAATTTAACCAGGATGATGATATTCAACCTATCAAGGCAATACTTTCACCCAATGCTAAAAAGGAATGGATTAGAATATTCAATAAGATTACTGAAATGCAGAACAGTGATGCTGAAAATGAGTACATGAAGTCAATGCTCCCAAAACAAAAGAGTTATATTCCAAGATTTGCATTATTGATTAACGCTATTTGGAGTTATGATGTTGAGGTTAATGATGGATCATACAGCATGGTTGGTCCAGATGCAATGTTGAAAGCTGAAAAGCTATCTGATTATTTTATTAATATGAGTAAAAAAGTTAAGATTGAGGCACAGGATAAAAAGGACATGAAGTCAATAATGCAGAGTGATAATAGTAAGAATAAATTTGATAAGTTCAAATCACTGTACAAAGCAAATAAAGACATGAATCGTACACAGGTTGCTGAGTTAATGAATGTGTCAAGGGTTACGTTAAATAAATGGATTAATAAGATAGATAATGCTGACCATAACCAATGAAGATAACATGGAGCTCATGGCTCGCTATCCAGATAACTATTTTGATTTGGCTATTGTTGATCCGCCTTATGGGATAGGTGAAGATGGAGCTAAAAATCATTCAAGAGGCAAGGCAACAAGACCTACTTTATACACCCCTAAATATTGGGATACTACAACAGCATCAAAAAAATATTTTAAGCAATTAAAAAGGATATCTAAAAATCAAATTGTTTGGGGTGCGAACCATTTTATTGAAAATCTTATGGCTACAAATTCAAGTTGTTGGATAGTATGGGATAAACAAAATGGAGATAATGATTTTGCAGATTGTGAACTTGCTTGGACATCTTTTAATACATCAGTTAGAAAATTTGAATTTAGATGGGCGGGTATGTTGCAAGGTGATATGAAAAATAAAGAAATAAGAATACACCCAACTCAAAAACCTGTTGCACTTTACAAATGGCTCCTTGACAAATATGCTCAGCAAGGTGATAAAATACTTGATACTCACTTAGGCAGTGGCTCAATAGCAATTGCCTGCCATGACTATGGATTTGATCTCACAGCCTGTGAGCTTGATAAGGAGTATTTTGATAAGGCAATGCAAAGGATAACTAATCATACTAATCAATTAAATTTATTTATATGAAACGAAGTAACAAAGACAAACTCAATGCTCTAATGATGGAGCAGTTGAAACAGAAGTATCCTAACATGCCAGAGGCATACATACCAAAGACTGATTGGACAGATAACTCAGCCAATGCCTTGACAAAGTGTGTCATTGCATGGATACAGTTCAATGGCGGTCAAGCTGAACGTATCTCTTCACAGGGTCAGTACAGGGAAGGAGCAAAGATACAGGTTGGTTCCGGCATCATGGCACACACAAAACAGTTACCGGGCAAATGGACACCTGGACAGTCAACCAAAGGAACTGCAGATATATCTGCCACGATCAGAGGGCGGTCAGTTAAGATTGAGATTAAGTATGGTAAGGATAGGCAATCAGATGTACAAAAGGAATATCAAGGGGCCATTGAAAGGGCAGGCGGTGTGTATATTATTGTGAGAGACTTTGATACTTTTATGGTATGGTATGATAATTTCATCAAAAGTCTATGAGAATCAAAATAAAATTTCCCCGCATCATTGTGAATTTAAAGCACAAAAAAAAGAAATATAAACACCCTGTGAAGGGTATTAATAATGAAACAGATTAGATATGAAGGCAAATGAATTGAGAGTTGGTAATTATGTCAAAGGAATAGGGCACAATATATCATGGCTTGTTGAGGGTATTGAAACAGATTACATTCACTCCTCTAATGCATGGAGGTTGTTATCCAGCTTTGAGCCAATACCATTAAACACAAAATGGTTAGAAAAGTTTGGGTTTGAATATAGTGAATTTGAGGATCTCTATCAAAAGAATGGATATGATGTTGACACTAAAGATAATGTGTATTGTCATTTCTACATAAATAAGTATGGTGATTGGTATAAGGATATTGAGCATGTTCACCAACTTCAAAATCTATACTTTGCACTTACAGGTGATGAGCTAACTATTAAAGACACAGCCAATGGATGAGAATAAACTATTTTACATTAATTTAACTGTGGCTCTAATCAGTTTGGTAATATCTGTAACAGCATTAGTTATTAACATAATAAAATACTAATTGTTGATAACTTAATTTGTGATATATGCAATCTTTTATTAACTTTGACTCAATAAATAAAAACAGTATGGAAAAAGAAATCAAAACAGCGACTGAGAAAATCAAGGAGCTGAATGAGTTGAGTAACACACTCACTCTACACCAAAAACTACACCGGGCAAAGTTAGCCATTGGTAAGGTAGTTAAGAATGCACAAAGTCACCACTCAAAGTATGCAGACCTCAATGCTATCATGGCAGAGGTTGAGCCTGTACTACTTGAAAATGGCTTAATCTTATTACAACCTATCCAGGGCAACAGTGTGTGCACTCAGATTGTTGACATTGACTCAGGTGCCATGTTGCAATCAACCATGGACTTACCTCAAAATGTCAACCCTCAACAGATGGGTAGTGCCATTTCTTACTATCGTAGGTACACCCTTCAAAGTGCTCTCTCATTGCAGGCAGTGGATGATGATGGTCAACAGGCATCTAAGGACCAACCAACTGAGACTAAAAAAGAATCATTGTCAACTGAACGTTTCAATAATGCTCTTGCTAAGATTAAGGCTAATGAGTTCACAGTTGAGGAGTTGAAAGCTAAGTTTTATTTAACCAAAGAACAGGAGGCACAACTATGAAATGGAGGCCATCACAATTAGGTAAGCTCATGACTAACCCTAAAAAGGGTGTAAAAGGTTTATCTAAAACATGTAAAGATGAGATACGCAAGATAGCAAAACAGGATTTCTTTGGATACAGCTCAGACATTAAGACTAAGCCAATGATCAAAGGAACTGATTGGGAGCAGGATGGCATTGATCTACTCAATGATGTTCGTTTCACTAAAAAGTACACAAAGAACACAATCAGAGTAACTAATGAGCTCATGTCAGGGTGTTGTGATATACTCATGGATGATCTAATCATTGACATTAAGAGCTCCTGGTCCTTAGAGACCTTCCCGGCAACACCATCAGAAGGTGAGAACTCAGACTATGAGTGGCAGGGTAGAGCATACATGTGGCTGTATGATAGGCCATCATTTGAGTTAGTGTACACCATGTATGATACAGATGATACTCTACTCACTGATTGGGATAACAAATCAATACATAAAGTCAATCACATACCTGCACACCATAGGGTGACTGTGTTAAGATATGAGAGAGACTTAGCCATTGAGGAACAGATAAAAGAGAGATTAAGGGCATGCTCTGAATATTATGCTCAATATGTAAATGAGTTAAACAGTAAATAAATTACTAACAATCAAAACAAAATATAAACAATGTCAGAATCAACAATCAAAGGAGCTATCAAGCTCATCAACCCAATCAAGGTAATCTCAGATAAATTCTCAGTGAGAGAGTTCGTAGTTACAACACCGGATGCCAAGTATCCACAGGACATACTGTTCCAAACAATCAATGATAAGATGGATGTCTTAGAGTCATTGGGTGTAGGTCAGCAAGTGGAAGTATCATACAATGTCAGAGGCAGGGAGTTTAATGGGAGGTATTACAATACTCTTGATGCATGGAAGGTTGAGGTTATAGGATCTAAGCCATCACAGCCAAGTACACAACCAATAGAGTTAGACGATGACCTCCCGTTCTAAGATAGTCTACATCAAAGATGATGAGACGTTCACTGACTCAGTGAGAGGTGAGCTCAAAGATAAGCTATCCAGAAGATACAAGATAGTACATTTGGCAGAGGATGTTGGTGTGGATAAGTTTCAAATGTACAGGTTCATGTATGGTAAGGAGGTTACAGGTAAGTTCTATGATAAGGTGTTTAAATACCTAATGAAGTAACTCGGCTCTGGTAAGCCAACCCCTTGTCACTTAGATCGGCACTATGTCACAGGGGGAACATACTAAGGCTCTGATAAGCCACAAGCCATCCAAGAAAGTAGACGTACAAGTAATGCAGGTGCATGGCAACACCTTCAATGGCAGCCATAAGGGGAGTGTAACAGCTCCCTTTATTATAACGTTTTGCGTATATACGAGGTACGCCTTAACGAAATTTCAAATTATAAATAAATGCTTGTAGGCGTATCTTGTATATACGCTGTTATAAGCTGATTAAATTTTTGAGCGATGGAATGGATAACCACAAAACAAATACAAAGTTCCGATGGGAAAACGGAAAACATACGATGTGAACTATGGCTAAACTTTGAGCCAACACAATGGAATAAAAAAACAAAGTCGCCTGTTTTGGAAATATATTTCTATGATAGAAAAGTTGAGGTTGGTTGGTGGATTGATAATGCAAAAACAAAATGGTATGTACATCCACCGCAAAAACATTGTGAAATAAAATTCACTTATTTCCAAAGACAACCAATTGAAAAGTTTTATTCAAGCGAAAAGAAAATACCATATAATGATTTCACATTGGATTTTTGCAAGAAGAAAGCAATAGAAATATTTACAAGTAAACTAAATGACATCGTTTTGCAGTGCGGTGGGAAAATTTAATTTGCTTATAACACAAAGCTAACAGCCGTTTCAATGGCTATTAGCAACTGTTATGAATAATTACTAACTTAGCCAAGTGTTAATCATTGACCTGCATAGAAAACAGAAACCATTTGCCATTACAGTAACTAATGAAACACATGGGCGGCTGTACTCAATACTGTTCAAAGATAGATACATTAGATGCCAAGAGCTCACAAGATATGAGATCAGATGGTTCTGTGATAACATCAATCTGTTCAAAATAACACATGAGACACCACATGGTAGGGTATATGAATACAGGAAGTTTAAGAGGTCAATCAGTAACTCAATGAGACATAATTTTTTAGTAAGAAATAAGATAATAAATGATAGATACATCTGACATTGATAAGACCAAACTAATGGAGCTTATCAACCTAATCTCTGATATTGGATATGATTACATTAGCAATCCAACAGATGCACTGAATTACACTAAGGCAATAAATCTTTTAAAATATGAACTCACAAGAGACTAAGAAAATTTACTCATTCAACTTTGAGACCAAAACAGCTTACATAAATGATAAGCCATTGGGTGCAATTGTTGATCATTCAGACACATCCATAAATGTTCTATGGGATGATGGCATTGAACAAGAGTTTAGGCTGTGGCAACCTGTTAAAAATTTCACTAACTTTGAGGCATGAGACAAAAATTAAAGGTAGTCTTAGGACTTACAATCCTTCCTGTGTTCACACTGTTATACTTTGCAGATAAGTTCGTTCTATGGTTTATGCCATGGAAGAGCTCAGACACTATTCAGAAGTGGATATATGACCCTAAGAAAGCAACTGAGAGCCTATTCAGAGTGATTGGTGCACTGGCTGTCTTTGGTTTATATCAGTTGGTAACTAATTTGTTTTAACTACACCGAAAATACACCGATTATGTCAAGGGAAGATAATTTAAAACCAGCGTGGCAGTCAGGTCAAAGTGGTAATCCTAATGGCAGACCCAAAGGAGCACGCAACAGAAGTACTATTTTGAGAGAGTTACTTGATGTAAATGACCAGGAGTTAAAGATGCATCAAGCTCAGATTGATAAAGCCATTGAACAAAAGGATACTAATGCCTATAAGGCTGTGTTAGATAGTGCATATGGTGCACCTGTTCAACAGGTAGAGCAGACACAAACCAATGTGGACCTCACAGGGTTATCAACAGATGAGATAAAATTACTACTCAAAGGTGAATGACACACAAAAAGCAATTAGGAACTTATTACGTCTCGAACTTTGCAGGAGGGAATTTTGGGAGTTTTGTCAGTACTATGACCCGGCATTCTTTGAAAGTAGAGTATTTTTACACAGTGTCGCACAGTCATTTCAAGATTTAGAGGAGGGTAGTATTAGATCACTCAGTGTATCTATGCCACCAAGAGCAGGCAAGTCATATATCAGTTCACTGTTTTGTGCCTGGACCATTGGCAGGAACCCGGCAAGATCAGTGATGAGAAATGCATGTACTGCCACATTATACCTCAAGTTCAGCTATGATGTTAGAAATATTGTCAAGAGTGATAAGTTCAAACAGGTATTTCCATCTGTTCAGCTGAGTGATGACAAGGCAAATCTACAAGGTTGGAACACCAATTATGCTAAGCAGGTCAGTTACTTTGGAGCAGGTGTTGGGGGTACTATCATTGGATTTGGAGCTGACAATATAGCAGTAACAGATGACCTTTACACAGGATTAGAACAGGCCTTATCAGATACTCAGAATGAGAGAATCATTCAATGGAAGGAGGCAACACATGACTCAAGGTTTGAATCTGGTTGCAAGAGGATTGACATAGGCACACGTTGGTCACTCAATGATGTGATAGGCAGGCAAATGAATGATGGCATCTATGACAGATCCATTGTCATTCCTGCATTGATAGATGGTAAGTCATTTTGTGAATCAGTCATGACTACAGAGGAGTACTTAACTAAAAAGAAACGTACTGAGCCATCCATTTGGGAGGCTGAATACATGCAGAGTCCTGTTGATATTCAAGGTAGGTTATTCAATGACCTTAAGACCATGCAGTTAACTGAGTTCAATTCAATCAAAAGTACAGTTCAAGGTTGCATTGCTTACTGTGATGTGGCAGACCAGGGAGCAGATTTCACAGCCTTTGCCATATTAGCAGTGGCAGGTAATGAGTTCTATCTTGTTGACTATGTGTTCAACAAGTCCAATACAGATGTGACCATGCCACTCATTGCAGCTAAGCTCAATCAATGGAACGTGACCTATTGCAGGGTGGAATCCAATAGCATGGGTGCCATGTTTGCAAGAGGATTGCAGAAACAAACTAACACAAAGATTTTACCGGTCCACAACTCAGTGAATAAGATAACCAGGATCATAATGCAATCTGTTTGGATACAGCAAAGGATTACATTTGTCAACAATGGCACTCCTGAAAGTGAGTTATTCATTCAGAATGTACTGCATTTCAGTAAGGAGGGTAAGAATAAGAATGATGATGCACCCGATTGCCTGGCAGGGTTAGCCATCTTTGCTCAATCCATGTTCAGACAGTTAGCTTAATCAGACCCCCTTTTTGTTATGTAATTATTTACTATATTTGCCAAAACATTATTAAATGGCATTTGATTTCATTAGTGCATTTGTTGATAATTATGCCAATACAGACCGGTATCGTAACTTAACAAGGCAAATCTTCCCCCCTGCAATACAGATATGGGGAAAAAAAGAGGCTGTTTGGTTAGATACAGGTGATGCATGGAGGCTGTTCATAGACATACCAGAGTTGAGGAGTGTTGTGAACAAGCGAGCCACAATGATGAGTACTAACATCCCTACTTTATTTGATAAGGATGGTAATATTGTCACTAATCATTGGATAAATGACCTAATCAACAAGCCTAATGGAGTGCAGTCATGGTCAGATGTTGTCTATTCAATGGCTGTTCAAGATGCATTATACTCTAATGTGGTTGCTTACTGTCCATTGAGGTCATTTGGTGTTAGAAATCTAATCATAACACTACCAAATAACAAGGTTAGAATCAATCTAAGTGGTAAAAAGCTCAAACAAATGGAGGCTAATGACCTCATCACCTCATTTGAGTTCACTTATGATGATGGATCTAAGGAGACAATTATCTTTGATGATACAGTTTACCTCACAACAGCAGATGGAATGAACATAGTTAGGCCCATCTCAAGGATAGACTCACTTAGATTACCTCTATCCAACATCATGGCAAGCTATAACAAGCGTAATGTATTACTTGAGAACCTTGGAGCCATTGGAATCCTATCTGCTCAGAGTAATGACATGGGAGGAGCTATCCCAATGACACCAGAGGAGCGTCAAAAGATACAAAAAGATTGGTATCGTAGGCAAAAAGATGAGTTAATTATCACTGAATCCAATGTAAATTGGCAGCCAATGAGTTATCCAACAAGGGATCTCATGTTATTTGAGGAGCTTACAGAGGATAAGTTAGCCATCATTGATGCATTTGGATTGAATTATAACCTATTTTCAAGTGAGAAGGGTGCGACATTCAGCAATGTGAGAGACTCAATCCGGATGTGTTACACTGATACAATCATTCCTGAGACACAGCAAATCTATGACTCAATGATTTCTCAATGGGGGTTGCAAGGTCAGTACTATCTACAGGCTAACTTTGACCACTTACCAATATTGCAGGATGATGAGAATCAGAAAGCATCTGCAGAGAAAACCAAAGTAGATACTTATAGTGTGATGCTTAGAGATGGGGTGATCACTCAACAGCAATATGCAGAGGAGTTTGATATTGAACTACAGAAACAGGATAGAACAGAATCACAAGCGGCTGCATTAGCACAGGCACAAACCAACCTTAAAGGAACTGTAGAGGGGTTAGATGGAATCATTGGGCTCAATACTGCAGTGAGCAGTGGTGCAATGGATAGACAAACAGCTGTGAACACATTGGTTAACTACTATGGTTATGACAGTATCACAGCCAATTCAATGATAACTAATCCACAAGCCAATGCCAATACCTAAGCCAACAGGAGATGAGAATGAGGAGCAGTTCATTGGCAGATGTATGTCAGATGAGACAATGGCATCTGAGTATGATAATGACCAGAGATTTGCAGTATGTTCAACAGCATGGACAGATAACACAAAAAGTATGAGTAAGTATGAAATAAAGAGCGGCTTTGAAATCAAGGACATGGACAGCAACAGGAGAGAGGTTGCAGTGTACTTAGCAAAGTTTGGTAACGTTGACAGTGACAATGATGTAATCCAAAAGGGTGCGTTTAAAAAGTCTATCCAGGAACGTGGACCAGGTGCATCAAGTAACAGGAAGATAGCATTCCTAAGACACCATGATTGGGAGAAACAGATTGGTGTGTTCAGCAAAATGGAGGAGGATGACAATGGCCTCTTTGCTGTGGGTAGATTAGGCACCTCAACAATGGGTGAGGATGCATGGAGAGACTATCAAGATGGCATCATAAAGGAGCACTCAGTTGGGTTTCAAAGAGTATCTGATAAGACTAAGTTTGTCAAGGATACATCCAATCCCATGGGAGGATTTACTCTATTGCAAGAGGTTAAACTATGGGAGGGTTCTGCAGTTACCTTTGGAGCAAATGAGTTAACCAATGTGGTGAGCATCATGAAGAGTGAGAATAAGAAAACTTTTATAGATAAGATTTCAGATGATTTACAAACAGTAATCAAGGCCCTTGTAAATGGTAAGGGGTCAGATGAGCGTTTGTATGAATTAGAAATGAAAGCCAACTTCCTATCAAGTCAATTGACTTTACTCGCACAAACAGAACCGGAAAACCATTCTGTTAAATTGTATGAGCCGGAGCAACCAATTTTTGATTGGACAGAGGTAATTAGTAAACTTTAATTAATTTAATTTTAAAAACAAAATGGAAAACCAATTAACACCTGAGCAAGTTGTTGAAAAAATCAACGGTTTGTTCTCTGAAAAAATGGCAACTGTACCTACAAAGGATGAGGTTGCTCAATTAAAAAGTGAGTTAGATAACTTCAAAGCTATTGAAGTAAAGAACTCTGAAATGGAGAAAGCAATTGCAAAGATGGAAGGCCGCATTGAGGCAATGTCTGAGAAAGCAGTTGATGCACCAAAAGCTCAAGGAGCTAAAACTATCAAAGAGGCATTAGTTAAAACTTATACTGATAATGTTAAGGCTATCTCTGAGTCAATCGAGAAAGGTAACAGAATCACATTAGATGTTAAGACTGACACTACAATTGATGGTGATTACACAGGTAACGTTGCACTATCTGTATTAGAGCCAGGAGTAAACAGAATTGCAAGACCTGTAAGACGATTGAGAGAGATCTCAAATGTAGGTTCAACAACTTCAAAATTTGTTACTTACATCCAACAAACACAAAACGTTACTCCAGGTGCAGAAGAGTCACTTTGGGTTAATGAGGCTGGTCCTAAATTTAACGGAGAGGTTAAATATGAAGAGGTATCAGAGGAAGTGAAAAAAGTTGCTGCTTACATCAAAGTATCAAAAGAGATGTTGGCTGACTTATCATTTGTTCGTTCTGAAATCAACACTGAGTTGATGGAAGCTATTGAGCAAAACATTGATTTCTCATTAGTGAACGGTAACGGTGGTAATGACCTTAACGGATTGTTATCTGTTGCACCTAACTTTGCACCAGGTACATTTGCAGGTACTATCCCAGGAGCTAACATCATGGATTTAATCCGTATATGTAAAGCTCAGATTGAGGCTGCTAACTTTGTACCAACACACGTTGTATTGAATCCAGAGGATGTTGCTAAAATTGAGTTGACTAAAACATCTACAGGTGAGTACACTTATCCTGCATTTTGGGATGCTAACATGAGAGTGGCTGGATTGGTTGTTGTTTCTTCAAATAACATCACTGCAGGTACTATGATTGTTGGTGATTTCACTAAATTCAACATCAAGTTCAGAGAAGATATGAACATGTCAGTAGGATATGAGAATGATGATTTCACACGTAACATGGTTACAATCCTTTGTGAGGCTCGTTTGGTAGCTTATGTTAAAGGAAATGATGTGAATGCATTTGTTCAATCTGACATTGCAACTGACATTGCTCTAATCAACGACTAAAAATTAATCCAATATGGAAAAGAAACCACGCAAAAAGAAGGTTGCTAATGTAGAACTTGAGAATAAGATTGAGGTTCCAACTGTTGAGGTTGTGAGCTTAGATCCAAAAGCTGAGTATACATTCATTAGCAATGGCACTTTCCCTGGACTTGGCAAAGGTCAAATATGGAAAATGTTAGGCTCAAAGGCAGAGATTTTGGTAAAAAAAGGATACGGAAAAATAAAATAAAATGATACTTTCAATTCAAGATTTTACGGGCAAATATCAAGTATCTACAGGAATGTATGACCAGGCAAAATTGCAGGATTACATCAATAGATATGAGCCACGTTATTTAAAGGAGCTGTTTGGAATAAGTCTATACAATGACTTTCAATCAGACCTACTTAATAATGTGCCTCAAAGTCCTAATTTCTTGATATTATTTAATCCATTATCAGAGGATATGGGATACAATTTCTATTATTTCAATGGGATATATGAAGGAGTAAACCAAATAGACTCAGAGGGGATTAAAGAGATGTTGAAAGGATTTATTTATTTTGAGTATGTAAAAGACTTGAGCAACCAAATCACGCCAATAGGATTAGTTAAGCCAGACAATGAAAACAGTACTGTTGCTAACACTTTGTTTAGCATGATGTACACACGGTACAATGAGGCAATACGGTCCTATAACTCAATAAGAGATTTCATTAAATATACTACAGCTCCCCCATTAGGTCAAGCAGTTACACTGTCATTGACAAGTGGGGGTACTGGATATTCTAACCAAACAAATGTAAGTTTAACAGGTGGCACAGGCACAGGCTTGACAGTTGATATCACAGTCACACCGAGTGGCTCAGATGTGCAAGAGGTTACCATTGTAGATGCAGGTAAGAACTACACAATAGGTGATACATTCATACTGCCAGGCGGTGATGATAATGCAATAATAGAACTTACATATGTTGGTATTGGTGATTACAGAAAGTTCAGAGGTGTTCCAAAATTAACAGCATATTGGTTATGACACAGGATGTTTCACAGGCTGTTGAGGAGTTAGTAGGGTTGATTGATAATGAAATCCTTGGGTTGTATGATCCTATTCTGCAAAGGACTATCACATGTGATACGTCTTATGCAAGAGTAGGTAAGTATATCAATGGCACATTACTAATCACAGAGGTTGAAACAGATGAGTATTTGGTGGCAGGAACTGCAACCGGTATACTTACTTTGCCTGTACCTTACTTTGTGCCGGGCACTAAGATTTCAGCTAACAATGAGTGGACTAAGTTCAGCAATGACCTTACACAAAAGACCCCTCTTGTTTGGTTGTTACATGATGTTAGATATGTGAAGTTTGGTAGGGAGAGTGTTTATGATTGGGAGTCTGACTTGAGGATTTTCTTCCTTGATGAGACTGATATTGTGAACTACCTAACAAAGGATCATATTGATAATGTTGTTGTGCCAATGAGTAAGCTCGCTGAGAAGTTCATTGATGTTGTTAACAATGACAGGAACTACAAAACTTTGGATACCTATGAGATAGTGAACTTTACTCGATTTGGAACTGAGCAGTCTAATGGTTATTTTCAAAACATATTGGATGCAAATTTAAGTGGTGTTGAGCTAAGAATTAAATTAACGAAATATAAACAAAATTGTAAATGCTAAAAAATAGAAATTATGGCAGGATGTAATTGTAATGCTGGTCTTGGCAACACAGGGAGACCAGGGTGCGTTCCTATTCAGAGCGTAACAAGTAAATTAATAATGGTTCCATTGACAGCCAATGATGGAACATTGAACGGGATAGACTTATCTGCTCCACTTCCAACATGGAACAGTTTAATCAATGAGACAGATGCATCAAAGAGATGGTTCCCATTACCGGCATTTGAGAATGTAGAACTTCCAAAGGCTGAGTCTCAATTTGAGGAGGCTAACTCTGGTAGAATGGCATTCTTAAGAGAAGGTAAAAGATCATTCACAGGTGAGTTATGGGGTGAGGATTCAACTCCAACATTGCTTGGTAAAATGAAAGCTGGTCGTTGTGTGAACTTTGGAGTGTATGTTGTTGATGTAACAGGTAACTTAATTGGTTCTAAAGTAGGTGGATATTTGTATCCAATTCCTGTAGACAACCAATCATGGAACCCTACATTCATGTTTGCAACTGACTCAACAGTTCAGAAAATCATGTTAACATTTGACTTTGATCGTCTATTTGATGATTCAACAATGTACATGATTACATCAACAGAGGCAGGTGTTGACTTCAACACATTGGTAGGATTGATTGATGTTAACTTAGTTGAGATATCATCATCTACAAGTAACGTTGTATTGACAGCATCATTTGATTATGGAACAGCTCTTAATCCTATCTTACTTCAAGGAGTAACAGGATTGACTGACTGGTCATTCTATGATGTAACTGCTCAGGCTGCTTATGGTAACCCAACGGGTGTATCTGAGTCACCTCAAGGAACTTACACATTATTGAAAACTCTTGTAACCGGTGATACTTACACAGTGTCAGTTGTTAAAGATGGATTCATTGGATCTGTAACTTTCACAGTTTAATATTAAACTATAAACCCAAAAAAGAGACTCGCTCAGAAATGTGCGGGTCTTTTTTTATACCTTTGATTCTGAAATGGAGGCAGCTATAAATTTATTGGATAACATTACATCTTTTCTCAAGCCAGATGAGGTATGGAAGAGGGTATTCTTAGACAAAACACTGCAAAATACTATCATTGTAGAGTACATCCAACAAGATCAGTTACTTGATAAGGGTGTTGATGAGAGTGGCAATCCATTGAGAAATAAAGACAATGGTAGAACAACCTATTCAGCCACAACAGAGATGTTATCAGATGGCCGCAAAAGGGAAGGAGAGCCATATAATTTATTTGATAGTGGTGATTTCTATAAAAGTATGGTATTTTTGTTAGGAAAAGATTTTTTTGAAATAGATGCGGACCCAATTAAAGACAATGATAACTTATTTACAAAATTCGGGGAGGGCATTATTGGGCTCACTGAAGAGAGCAGGATTAAGCTCCAGGAGGAACTCCTCACAAGATACAACAAAGAGATACGCAGGATATTATCTGAGTATTGATGAGTTACCAATACACAATTGGTATAAATGTTTGTCGGGTGAGTTAAAGTTTGTTAGAAGGTCTGAGAATGGCTCAGAACAAAAGGATATTGAAGTGTGGGAGCGACTGCATGATGAGTACATTAAGGAGTTTGGATTGTCAAAGGTACATGCTAAGATTCTCAAAGTGATAAAACAAAAGGCTTTGATTGAACTTGAGTATGTGATTACAGGTGATAAGTTTAAATTGACCTTGATACAGATGGAGGAGGAGAGATTAAAGAGTATGGTTAATACAACAGGCAGTGGAGTCACCATTGAACAGATGATGGTCCACATGTCTAAATGGTTGGGTCAGTGGATCAAGCCAAAGGAAATAAGTGTAAAGGAATTTTTTACTTTACAAAAGGAATATGAACGTTATTTAAAGGCTCAAAATGGCAAAAAAGATAAGTAGCAGTGATCTATTTGAACAGGAGGATTTGTTCAAAGGAGTTAGGGATTCAGCATCTAAAACATTGGCAGTATTCAATGAGTTACAGGCTGAACTCAAGGCAACAGCTCAAGGATTAAAGACTGAATTAACAGCTAATACACAGGCATCAACAGCCCAATTAAAGCAATTCAGTGCAGCAAGTGAGCAGGCAAATAAGTTAATGCAACAGGCTGTACAGATTGAGAAGTTGAAAGCACAGGCAGACCAACAAAAGATTAAAGCTGAGCAGGAAATTGTCAAGCTCCAAAAGATGCAAGCTCAAGAGACTGCAAGATTGGCAAAGGAACAGGAGAAAGCGGCTAAGTTAGCATCTAATGAGGCAAGTGCTTACAGTAAACTTAGTGCTGAACTTAACAAAGCTCGTAAAGCATACAAGGATTTAGCTGTTCAGAACCAAGAAAACAGTGTAGAGGGTAAGGAATTACTTGATACAGTGACCAGATTAGATGCTCAATTGAAGAAAGTTGATGCAACAGTGGGTCAACATCAACGAAATGTTGGTAATTATGGTGAGGCAACAAAGAGTTTAAAGCTACAATTGAGAGAATTAACTCAGGCATTGCAGAACATGGATGAGTCTGACCCGCAATTCCAACAAATGGCACAGCAAGCCGGTGAACTTAGGGATAGAATTTCAGATACTCAGGCAGTTGTTAAGGCCACAGCAGGTACAGCAATGGAGAATTTTGCCGGTGCAACAGCTAAGGCAGGTGAGATTGGTATTGCAGCCTTCCAGGGAGTGCAATCAAGTATGATGTTATTGGGTGTTGAGAATGAGAATATCTTGGAAGGCATGGCAAAACTCCAGGCTCTTGCAGGATTAGGTGATGCATTAAAGACTTTGGGAGGATTAGGTGACATGCTCACTGAAATAAGGGCAGGATTTACAGCAGCCATTGCTAAGACCTTCCAATTCACAGCTGCTCAAAATGCTCAAAATGTTGCTGTCAATGCAGGTAGTACAGGATTTTCTAAGATGGGCACAGCTGCCAAGGCTGCCTTATCTGGTATTAGAGGTGGTATTGCTGCAACAGGTATTGGTTTATTGGTTGTTGCATTAGGAACTATTGTTGCCTATTGGGATGATATTAAGGAGGCTGTCACAGGTGTATCTGCTGAGCAAAAGAAATATGGAGAAAAACTTAAACAGGATGTCGCAGATTCTGAGTATAAATTAGAGTTACTTGAGGCTCAGGAAAGTACAATGCTCCTTCAAGGTAAATCTCAAAAAGAGATTAATAAATTAAAGGAAATAGAATTAAACAAACAAATAAATTCATTAGATATTGATATTCAGAGACAAAAAAATGAGATTCAAGGTCGTATTGATTCTCAAAAATTATATGCAGAATATTTGTCATGGTATGTGCGTATCACCTTAGAGTCAATGGCATTAGTTACAAGGGCAATTGCTTTGCCATTTGATGTTGTAATTGAGGAGATAAACTTGATTAGCGAGATGCTGGGCAAAGGTAGAATGATAGATAAAAACATCAATCAATATATCAGTGAGGGATTAGAGACAGCATCTGATTGGGTGGCTAAAATGGTATTTGATCCAGGTGAAACAGAAAAGCAGGGAAAAGAAGCTATTAGGAAATTAGAATTACAAAGAGCTCAAATACAGGGTAAAAAAGATGCCATGTTATTAGAGGATAAAAAGATTGACCAAAAACATAATAATGATAAATTAAATACTCAGAATGATAATGCACAAACTGAGATAGATATTCAACGCAGATTAGAGGATGAGAAGATGGCAGCCAGAGATGAGAGCAGAAAAAAGGAATTAGATGCATTGGCTCTTGATTATAAACGTAAATTAGAGGATGCCAAAGTTGAGCTCAAAGATGATAAGGAACAAGCCACTAAGATAGCAGCATTAGAAAAACAATATCAAGAGAATATCAGAAAGGGTATCTATGACATCAATCAAAAATGGGATGCAATAGATAAAGAGGCAGAGGATAAATTGGTGGCTGAAATGATTGCAGATGATCAGAAACAATATGATGCTGCAAAGAAAATCAGAGATGCTGAGACAGACTTAATGGATGAGGGTCTTAAAAAGCAAAAGAAATTAATTGAGAATGCTTATCAAGATGAGTTATGGGCATTACAAACTCAATTGGATAAAAAGGAAATAAGTCAGCAGGAGTACGATAAGTTAACCACATTAGCTTATCAAAAAAGGAATAAAGAGATTAAAGCTGCACAGGATAAGGCAAATTTAGAACAAAAGGAAGAAGATAAAAAAGCCAATGAAGAAAGATGGAAAACTACTCAGGAATTTGCACAGAAAACAACTGACTTTTTAAAGAAACAATCAGATGAGCGTATTGCACTAATTGACAAAGAAATTGCAGCGGCTGAGAAACAAGCTGACATGTACAGAACTTTGGCTGCCAATGGTAACATCAATGCAAAAGAGTCACTTGCTGAACAGGAGCGTATCATTGCAGAGGGCAACAGAAAAAAAGAGAGAGAGCAAAAGAGACAGCAAAGAATGGAGCTGGCTAACACAATATATCAGACCTATGCAAGTCACGCTGCAAAGGACCCTAAGACAGCTCTAATGAACACCATTAAAGATGCAAGTTTATTACAGGCTTTCATTAGTTCACTGCCAATGTTCTATGATGGAACAGAGGACACAGGTGCAGGCGGTGGAGTAGATGGTAAAGGAGGATTTCACGCTGTGTTACATCCACATGAGAGGGTTATACCTAAGTCATTGAATGACCAGATAGGCAACCTTACTAATGAGCAGTTAACAAGGCTTGCAATGGAGTATCAAAATGGCAGGTTAGTTGGTCAAGATGTTGCACACAGTTCAATGGATTTAGCTATCTTAGCATCTAAGTTAGACAACCTTACAGATGTGATTAAGCATAAGCCAGAGACCAACATCCAATTAGGTGAGATTACACAGTCAGCAATGGAGATAGTACAGTCAACTCGCAAAGGTAATACAACAGTCTATAACAGATTTAAAGTAAGAAAATGAGACACTTATTAAATGGGATTGAGGTAAGCCCACGCAACAGGGATTCAATTGGGGTTGTGAGTGATTTCACAGGTGATCCAGATGTGTTGAGTCTGAATGTTGACTCAGTGATCTTACCAAGGGAGGCTAATCAGTATATCAAAACATGGATTCAAAATAATGGTTTATTCATTGGAATACCTTACACAGTTGAAATGGATGGCAACATCTCACTTGATTACTATATTGACTTATCAGATTCAAGTGCTAAGCCTGTAATCAGACAGCATGAGATTGAAGTCAAGTTAAAGAGACGTAATGGATCAGATACATTTTGGGATAAGGCTCGAGGCACATCCTTTGATTTGATGGTTAAAGATGATCCATTTTATTTTGATGAGAAAAGAGTAGGATATATTGTTGTGAGGGATGATGCTGCCATGATGGCATTACAATTGAGTACAACAATATTCATAATGACTGTTCAGTTGTATAATGCAATTAAAGATTTTGCAGATAGGTCAGCTGAAACCCCAACAGCTCCCATACAGGCTGCATTAAAATGGGCCATTCAGATAATCTATTGGATTAGTTTATTATCTGCTATCATAACATTAATTAGTCAATTATTTCCTATCCTGTTCCCTCGAATAAAATACTTTAAAGGACTGTATTACTCAGAGATATTCAACAAAGGGTGTCAGTTTTTAGGTTACACAGCTTTGCCATCTGTTACAATATTTAACCTTCAACCGGGTTGGTTAACTTTGCCGGTTCCATTGAATGAAGATAATGACAGTTTCTTTGATGGCATATCCAATGATTTAGCAGATCCAAAGAACAAAGCAACATGCTCAGCATCTGATACAACACCAACCTTTGGAGCATGGCTTGATGAGGTGTTAAAGCAATTCAATGCAAAGCTATTTATTGACCCTACAAATAAGACAGTAAGGATTGAGAGGAGAGATTGGCTTGATACTCAAACACCTTTACAGATAGATCCTGCATTGAACATACAACCGGATAGAGATGAGCAGTTCACTTACAATACAGAGGAGGCATGGAAGAGATATTACATTTCTTACACATTAGATTACACTGATACTCACACAGTTGATGGCAAGATGTTCGCAAGGCATCAAGCTGAATACTCAACTGAGAATAACGTACCAACTGTCAATGCTGACCTTGTTACTATCAAGGGATTGAATGAGGTTAGGATTAACTTTGCAATGGGAGCTCCAAAAGGAAAATTAAGTTTCATTGAGGTGTTGGCAATTCCATTTTTGATACTTGTTGACACTATCACTATTGCATTTGCATCCTTTGGTGTTGGTAATGGAACTAATTATTATGCTCAGATATTAGATAGAGTTAACGTGTTAAAGGTGTCTAATGAATACTTTGGTATCACAAAAAGTTTATATGTTAAGCAGGCACCTGCAGGCGGTAATAAGGTGAGCCTTGATACTTCCAATAATAATTTTGATGATACATACAGTGCAACAGCCTTATGGAATAACTTTCACTACATTAATTTCATAGCAAATAATGATTTTATCATACATGAAGAGGCTCGAATAAGATTAAGACAATCTCAATTTGTATCTTTGCAGAACAGTAACTACATTTTCACTAACAATAAGTGGTGTGAGGTACTGAGAATTGAGTGGATTGATGAGAAAAGTGATGCTAAAATCACATACAAAGAGCCGCTTGATTGGGCAAATGGTAAGGTAATTTTAGAAAAGATAAACTAATGACACAGGATCAAGTAAATGAACTCAAGGCAATGTCTGAAAACCTTGCCAATTCTCTTCAAGGGGTGTTAACAATGGCACACATGGCCATTAAAGAGGTGGCAAAGGATAACCCTGGGCAGGCAGATGAGTTATTACGTGACTTATCAGAGGCACAACAGGCAAAAGACATGAGTCAAATCAATAATTTAGTGAACAAGTATGCCAATTATAGTAAGTAATCAGAATTATAATGATATGTTTAATGTTAACCTGGGGTTCTATCGAGCCAATGCAGGTGACAAACAAACTTACACATGTAGATTAACAGAAAACATATCAATTATTGAGACACCTGCCATTGTATTGAGTTACTTTGCAGGTCAAAATCAGATAAGTTTATCCGGTGCAAGTTTTCTATCAGAGGGGTTTGAGGCAGGTGATGAGATTGAGGTAATTATTTACAATGCCAATGGTAATATACACCATACAAACACTGTTGAGATAGTAAGTGTGACAGCAAACACAATGATTGTCAATGCATCCATGACATGGAAGAGTGGCACTCAATATGTTTACATCATAGCAAAACAAAAAGGTGGCTCAAAGCGTAATGGATTGGAACTTAACTTGAATTTCTTACAGCAAACAGGCTCACTTACACCAAACAGCTTAATAGATGGCTCAGTAAATAAGATATTATTTAATCTCACAGGCACAACAACAAATCAAGTTGTAACAGGCACTCAAGTTGGTATCAAGTCAGGGCAATATGCTGTGAGTGCAACCATTACTGATAAAACAACCTATCCAAATAAGACCAGGAGCTATGACTTATCAGTGGTATTTATTCAAGGCGGCCCAATGTTACAGTCAAGTTTTGATTTTGGTGGCTGTTTAAAAACTTATTTTGGCACAATTTGGCAGCGTACTTATGGCAATCCTAATCATAATACAACTTTTGTAATAAGTGATAATGCAGATACAGGTTGGTATGATGAGCCATTCAATTTAGGTGTTGCCAATGCAACTCTTGTAAGTGGTATTTCAGTATTGGAGTTTAACACAGTACAAACAGGACAGATTTCAATTGATTCTGCAAGTACATCCTTTGGATTTGGAGCAGGTTATATGCCGGTTGATGCAACATATTATAAAAACCAAACAAATGATCAGAGTCATTTGAGCATGTTAGCTGAAACCAAAACAAGTGCAGCCCCTATTATACTGACATCACCAACAAATCCAAGTGGAGCAGGTTACACATTAGAGTTCAGCAACCCTGTGACAGTTGGAACAGTGACCACATGGGATTGGGAGTTCACACCTAATGCAGCATTCATTACCTTTATGGATGCACGAAGCATTGGTGATAGGTTATTTTACATTTGGGCCAAGTATGGAACAGTTAACCTGTTGTTATTTGATGACCAATTAACTGAGCAACCCCCTGCACCAGGTGTGTTAGACATGCCGGTTCATAGATTTGTTGACCATTCACAAAATATTGCAGATGACAATACCACTAAGTTAGGATTTGAAGGTAACATTGAGGATGATATTGCATTCATTGGTAAGTTTTTAGTACCTATCAATGCAGATATACGATATGCTAAGGCTGAGATTTGGTCAGTTAATGCAGTGACAGATGAGGAGTTTCTATTAAACAGCTCTTATTTTGACTTTGCAGGTGTGCCAAAAGTAGGTGGATACTATCCTGTTAATCAATCTCAAAGTGTTATAACAACTTTGCCATCAACATCTCGTAAGTTGACAGCTCAACTTGAGAGGGATTCATACATAGATACGATTACTCACTATGGTATGAGAATATACTTACCATTCTTTTACAGTTGGCAGTATTGGATTGCACAGCCTAATGCTAATGCATTCTTTTTTCCTAACAAACAAACTCGTAATTGGGTGCCTTATGGAACTGAAACAGATTGGAAGTTACAGCTTAGAGTTACTGTTGACATCAATGAATTAGATCACATCTACAGTGAGAATATTGTAATCAAAGATTATGATTCTGATGCTGCAATAGATCAGACAATGGATTTGGAAGTTGTGAGCACATCTCAAATTGTTTCTGTAGTTGTGGAAGGTGAGTTACATAAGATTAGTGCGTATCATACAATCAATACAGCTGACATATGGGATACTGCAACTGTTTGGGGTATGATTACCATTGAACCAACAGAGGCATCACCTCGCTGGATATGTTCAACGGTTGTTCCTTATGATAATAACTTAGCTAATCCATTGACTCCGATTACAGGGTTGTATGCAGACTTAACATTTCCAAGTCCACAGGTTGCATTGATTGAGTGTTACTTTAATCCAAACAATGTTAACCTATCCAATGGAGTTAAATTTACATCTAAAATAAAAGGTTGTTATGTGTGATTGTCTTAATATTTCGTTTCAATCTGGTACTTATGCCGAATTAAATTTTGAGGTTGATGCATCAGGCACGTATAATGGATTCAATACTTTTGAGTTCACTTACTTTGGTAATACATATTACATATGGTATGATGGAGCTGACACATGGTATATGACGGATCTTGTTGGAGGTGGGACTTATGTTGATAGTTTGAAGTCAAATGATCCATGTCCATTAGGCAATAGTGTTGACTGGTTATCATTTGCTGTAACAACTAAAACAACTGAGTGTGAATGTGCTAAGAATGAGGATAGAATGTTTTTTGATTACAAGTCTATCAAGCTCCCTCAAGTATGCCCTCCACAGAATAGAGGCTTTGAGGAGTGTTGTTGTGAGGAGTTGGTATTGGCTAAGTCAACACCCAACAGTTGGGAGACAGATAAAACAAGTGCATGGATTAAGTTAAGTGATCCTGCAGATACAGTTACCTTTGAGCTGTACAAAGATGGGGTGTTGACAACTTACACACCAACAGCAATTGTGTTCCCTAATGAGCCGAATGCATACTACACTACCATTGAGTGGATTGATGTACTTAATGCAGATGGAATTGGATGCTATGAGTTAAAGGTAGTGTATGATATATCTGGTATTACAGGGATTATTTCATGGGGTAAGTATCGATTGTTACCATTCACAATACAGAATGCCATTGCAACTGCCAGGATAAGAGCTAACTTTGATGGATACCATGAAATTGAACAGATTGATTTCACAGGATCCGGCATTGAGAGTACTTACAGATTCAATGGATTCATAGGCAACAGGCAACCTAACACTGAGATAGATAACATTATCTATAACAATAGAGAAATGAAACGGGTAATCAGAGAAAATCTGAACGAGTTTGAGATACTTGTTGACCCTTCATTAAAGTGTGTTACTAAGCCATTGATTGACCTGTATCTATTGAGTGAGAATGAGTTGTATATCAGTGACTACAATGCTCACAACCATGACTATTGTATCAATGATTTACCTGTGATAGTGAGCTCAAGTCCAGAGTTAACCTATTATGATTTCGCACGTAAAGCATCTTTGAAATGTGTGGTAAGTGATAAATTTAAGAACAAAAGAACCTACTACTAAAAAGTAAAGTAAATAAAATATAAATTTGTAAAAAATAAAAATTATGGCAAGCCCAACAGTTTCTGCAATGAGTAATAAAAATGGCAATGATTCAGTTGTATCTGGATCTAATGGAACATTTATATTAAACAATACATCAACTTATACAACTTATCCTGTGAAGGCTATTGTTGTATTACAGGATACTGTATTTAGTACAATTAGACATGAGGGTAATGCTGGTAATGTGTTATCAACTTATGTTGCTGCAACTGCCACAGCTGTAAAAGCGGGTGCAATTATAACTCCATTGGAAAATAAAAAGTTCACAAACATTCAATTAACATCTGGCTCAGTTGCATTAGTGCTATGATAGGATACGGAAATAGTATGTTTTTAGGCTCTACTTTATTAAGTGGAGGCGGTGGCAGTAGCTTTGCCAATACTAAAAGTACAACCTTTGATGGTGTTGATGAGTATGTAAACTTTGGGAATGTTGTTGCAAGAAAAGTACAAACACAAACAATTAGTATTTGGGTTAAGCCTTTGGTATCAACTGCAGATAGTATCTTGATAAACGGACAGACAGGTGTAGGAAATCAAGGCCTTGAAATATTTTGGCTCTTTAATACTTTTTATGTAAGAATTAATGCAGGCAGTGTTGCAATTGGTGGCGGTGCTCTTAATACATGGACTCACATTGCATTATCTTATAATGGCACTACATTAAAAACAATGGTTAATGGAGTATTATTACCAAACTCAACCTTTACAAATATAAATTATACCTTTTACACAGGATTAGTTGCTGCATTAGGACCATATGGATTTGCTAATGTTAAGATTGATGAGCTTGCTTTTTGGACATCTGACCAATCTGCAAATTTTTCAACCATGTATAACTTAGGAAAGCCAGGAGATTTGACTGCATTAAGCCCGTTCAATTGGTATAGGATGGGAGATGGTGATTCAGCTCCAACTATCATTGATTATGGCACTAATGGCAACAATGGAACTATGTTCAACATGTCAAATGCTAACTTTACAACTGACGTTCCATGACAAATACATATGCAATAATAAGTATTAATGACCTTGACAATGTAGATTTCAGTCAAGTAATTGAAAGCAATAGAGATACAATTAGACTGTCATTAGATGGTTTAAAATTCGTGTTAAAATGGAATGATACACCTGAGTTTATTACAGATGGGTCCGTTGTTCCTTTGCAGATACTAACTCATTCTGAATGTTTAGAATTAATGGATACAGCAGAGTGGAGTAATCCAATTAAAAATTAATTATGAAAATGATACCTATAACACAATTCATTGAAGTGATAAAAAAGCAGGGAGCTGTCGGAGTATTAGCATTATGGCTTGCGTACACACACTTTGAGGTGCAGGATGTTAAAGACCGTTTATACAACTGTTTAGATAAGAATGAGTATTATAACAGAAAGCCTATTGAAGAGAAACAGCCGCAAGCTCCATTATTAAAAGCAGATACAACAGCAATAATTGAAACAAAAAAACGTATCTTAGCAAAAAAATAAGTATGAAACTGACAAATAATTTCACCCTATCTGAGTTCAATAAACATAACTTTCCTATCTCAGATACAGTATTCCAGAACATCTTTAACCTGGCTAAGAATTTACAAGTGTTGAGAGATGAGGTAAAGAAACCAATCAAGATCACAAGTGGATACAGATCACCTGAGCACAATGCAAAGGTTGGCGGTGTGAAATCTTCCCGACATATTACAGGTGAGGCGGCAGATTTTAAGATAGCAGGCATGACACCAAAAGAGGTTGCAGCTGTAATTGAGAAACTTATTGCAGCCGGTAAGATGGAGGAGGGTGGATTAGGGATATATAGCACCTGGATACATTATGACCACAGGAATGTTAAAGCAAGATGGAGTAAATAAATAGTTATGGCAAAGAAAAAAGTAGTTAAGATTGATACAGATAACGTTGATGTAAACCTTGAAAAGGATGGGACCAACATCAAGTTAGATATTGATACAAAGAATGTGGATATTAAGTACATTAAAGATGAGGTGAACAAAGAGTTCAAACTTGATGGAAAAAACATTGATGTACACATCAATAAGACCCCGGAGGGTGTGGAGGTGAAAGTCGATGCCAAAGGGGTTTTCTGGAAGGCAGTGGCAAAGAGAGTAGTTAAGTTTATTCTCAAGAGATTTAAGTTAGGAAAATAGTATCTGGATACTTACCATTAGAACAGTTACCGGATCAACTCCCCCATGTAATGTGGTGTTACATGTCTAAGCTCACTCAATAGGTGGGCTTTTTTATACCATTTAGTTGACATCAACAATATGGTAACAGTTATTAACATCCAATTGTTAATATGTTTTTTGTCTAGTTATTTGCATATATGAAAAAAGATACTAACTTTGTTCTATAAATAATTAACAAAAACAGTATGAAAACAGCATTTAGACTTTTTAAAGACCAATTAGAACTTAACAATCAGTTATTTGAATTGGGTTTAATTTCTCATGTAGAGAAAATCACAGCTGACCAAACAGCTAAATATCTTTATGTAACTCAAAAGAGAGACGAACAATAATTAAATAAATCATAACAGTATGAAAACAAAATTTACCAAAGAATGTAACACATGTTGTGGGAGTGGAACAGTAACTTTCAATGATTCATTTGATGAGCATCCATCAAGAGATTACTCATTTGATTGTAAAGAGTGCGAAGGTCAAGGTCATATCATTGATGAGGCTGAACTATGGACAGAAATCTGCAATGTTGAGGATATGATTGATGGCATGATTATCAGGATTAGAACAACATCTGACACATTAAAGGATCTTAGCAAAGGAATGTTCTATGAGTTACTGCCTAAGTATAAGAATATACTTAACACACAGGCAAGAGCTCTTGCAAGATTAGAAACTTATTGTGCTAACCTAAAAACTCAAATGCCATGAATCAAGCCATTAAGGACATTTTAATCGCATATGCGGCACTTTCTCTTGTTGCAGGTATATTGATATACATTGGAGTAATTGGATAGCATGAGAGAGAATAAAATAACATTAGCTTATGTCAGAGGATGGGATCACTTTGACATGGATAGATACAATAATTATTTAAAAGCATTAAACCATGTGGAAAATACGTTATCAAGGTTACATTGGAGGAGCCTGGAGGATATTAGAAAAGAACGTGAGAGCAGACTCAGAATGGGAGGCTCGCAGAATGAGCAACCTTTGGGAGAAACTAATCATTAAAATTGAGAGGGTATGTTAATACAAGAGCAACACATTGACAATAGAACCGGGCAGGTTTATTTCAGAAATATATTCACAGTTGAAACATGCAATCCACTATCTTATGAGGATTATGACAGGCTTAGAACATTACTTGAGTTCGCATGTCAGAGTGCATCAACAGGTAAAATGATTGAGATTAAGTACTTATTAGGAACTGATAAATGGACAAATGTATGACATTAGATGAGATAATAATCCAAAGGTATGCCAATATGCGTACTATTGACTTGGCTAATGAGCTTGGTGTTAAGTACTGCACTGTGGCCAACAAAGCATACAGAATGGGATTAAAGAAATCAAAGGAGTATCTTGCATCTGAATTGTCAGGGAGGAGAAACTTACTTGAGAAAGGAATGGCAACAAGGTTTAAAAAAGGTAACATAGCTCACAACAAAGGAGCTAAGATGCCTGAGCATGTGTATGAGAAAGCTAAGGCAACCATGTTCAAAAAAGGTAACAAGCCACCTAACACACAACCGGTTGGAACTATCAATTTTAGAACTGACTCAGCGGGTAGAACTTATGCATACATCAAGATAAAAGATAGTGATTGGAGGTTGATGCATAGAGTGGTGTGGGAGGAGCATCATGGACCAATACCACGTGGCATGGTTGTGAGGTTCAAAGATGGCAACACAATGCATTGGGATATTAATAACCTGGAGTTGATTGGTCAGTGTCAAAACATGGAGCTGAACACCATACAAAGGTATCCTAATGAAGTTAGGCAAGTAATAAAGTTAAACAATAAATTAAAAAGAAAAATCAATGGCACGAAACAAAATCAATGATCTTAGAGATCACTTATTCTCAGCATTAGAGAGATTAGATAATGATGAGCTCACAATGGAGGAGCTTAATAAGGAAATTGAAAAAGCACAGGCAGTGGCAACAATTGGATCTGTTATCATACAAAGTGCAAAGATTGAGGTTGATTACATCAAGGCCACCGGCATGATTGAGTCAAGCTCTGAACTATTCAAAGGTATTAACGAACAAAAAAAGTTATCATGAGAACAGCATTACAGCAAGCATTTGCAAGATTAGAGGAGTTACATCCATCACTGTTTGACATACACACTGAGAAGGGCAGAACATTTGTCAATGAGTTTAGTAAGTTTTTAGAGGTGGAGAGGGAGCAGATAATTTTATCTCACATCAATGGACAATCTGAATTTGACACCAAAGAATATAGAGATTATAATAAAGAATTAGCAAATGCATATTATAATTTAACCTTTAAATCAGAATAGAATGAAAACAGCAGTAGAACAATTTACATTAGCCTTAATAAGAGCAAAGGCAATTAAACCAAGTGCAACAAAAGATTTTGTTAAAGCAAATACAGAGGCATTGGAAATAGAAATTAAACAAGCACATGAATATGCTGAATTTGCAATTAGATGTGATAGAAAAGATATGAAAATATTAAACTTTGATGGATATATTAAACTTAATTCAGAACAATGCAAATAACAAACCCAACACGTTTAGTCTTAGCATGGAAGGCTATGGCTTACACATTAAAATTTAATTGATATGAAAAAATACAGAGTATGGCTTGAGGATATAGTTGAGCCGGAAGGTGGCTTTTGGTGGAATTGTGTTATGGA